ACCTACAGCAATAGCATCTACATTTGCTGCACCATGGTTAGATTGTTTTTTAATTAATATGTTAGTTGGTGTAACAGCACTATCTGTACCCCCACCACTTACTGTAAATTCACCACCTGCTGTACCTATAATTAAAGTTCTTGTAGCTGTCATAAATCTAATTGCATTAACTTGGTTAGATGCGATTGTATAAATGATTGCATCATCATCAGCTATCGTTCCACCAATGTTTGCATCCATGTTTTCGTAATC